CAGCACGATGGCCCAGCGGATCATGCAGTATCAGGCGGTGATTCAGTTGGCCGCCCAGGCCCCGCAGATATATAACCTGCCCAATCTGCACCGCCAGATGATTGAGGTTCTGGGGATTCAGAACGCAGAAAAGCTGGTTCCAGTGGACGATGACCAAACACCACGGGATCCTGTCAGCGAGAACATGGCCTTCCTCAACGGAAAGCCAACCCAGGCATTCATCTACCAAGACCACGATGCCCACATCGCCGCCCACACATCCTTCATGCAGGATCCAATGATCGCCCAGACTATCGGACAAAACCCGATGGCCCAGAAGATCCAGGCGGCGGCAATGTCCCACATTGCAGAGCATCTGGCGTTCCAGTATCGAAGAAAGATCGAAGAGCAGATCGGAGTGCCATTGCCTCCCCCTGACCAGAAACTGCCAGAGGACATCGAAGTTCAAGTGTCCCGTTTGGTGGCCGATGGTGCGAAGCAACTCCTCCAGGCAAATCAAGCCCAGGCACAACAGGCCCAGGCCCAGCAACAGGCACAGGATCCTATGGTTCAAATGCAACAGCAGGAACTGCAAATCAAGCAGATGGATGCCCAGGCAAAAGCGCAGAAGTATCAGTCTGATGCCCAGTTGGCCCAGGCCCGTTTAAACATTGAGTCGCAGCGAATTGCGAACCAGAAGGAAATGGACATGGCCCGGATTGCTTCGCAGGAGAAGCAGGCCAACCAGAAAGTTCAAGTGGACATATTTAAACGGAATCAATGATGCTAGATCAAGCAATCAATTACCTCATCAAAGAACTTAAAGAGCGGGAAGCGAACCTGCTTGAGAGTCTGGGTGGTGGCGCAGCGCAAGACTACGCCGCCTACCGGGAAATGTGCGGCAACATTCGGGGTCTGGTGTTTGCACAATCTTTAATCTCCGACCTTGCGAAAAAAATGGAGAACTTTGACGATGAGTGAATTTGATGTTGCGGCTATAGATCTGTCGGGTATTTTGAATACCACGGCAGAGGAGAAGGCCAAACAAGTGCCTGATCCAGCTACGTTCTACCTTCTGTGTGTCCTCCCGGACATTGAAGAGGAGTATGAAAGCGGTCTGGTTAAAGCTGGGCAAACCATACATTTTGAGGAAGTACTGTCGCCGGTACTCTTCGTGGTGAAGATGGGGCCTGATGCTTTTAAGGACACCAAGCGTTTCCCGTCCGGGCCTTCGTGCAAGGTGGGAGATTTCGTTCTTGTCCGTCCCAATACCGGGACACGGATCAAGATTCATGGCAAAGAATTCCGGTTGATCAACGATGACTCTGTCGAAGGTGTTGTCCAAGATCCCCGTGGAATAACCCGTGCGTAGGGGAAAACATGGCTGAAATTGAAAAAACTGAGTTTGAGTTTCCACATGAGGTGGAAGAAAAACAATCCAAAGCTGGGGGCAAGATCGTTGAGCCTGAGTCCGATGAACCGGAAATTGAGGTAATTGACGATACCCCAGAGGAAGATCGTGGCCGGGAGCCAATGAAAACCCCGCCCGAAGAACCTACAGACGAGGAATTGGCAACGTATTCCAAACGGGATCGAACCAAAACCCGTGAATTCCACAAGGCTTACCACGATGAGCGCAGGGCAAAAGAAACCGCTCTGCGTGAAAAAGAGGAGGCCATTCGCATTGCACAGCAGGTTTATGAAGAAAATCAACGCCTTAAAGGCACGGTTGACTCCAATCAGAACCTCATGCTTGACCAAGTAAAGCGAACAATTGCCCAGGAAATTGATCAGGCAAAAGCCAAATACAAGAAAGCCTACGAGGACGGAGACTCAGAAGCCCTGGTCGATGCCCAAGAAGAGCTTACCAATGCCAAAATCAAGGCAGATCGTGTAAACAATTTTAAGCCGAAGCCTTTACAGGCCCAGGAAAATGTTGTACAAACGAGTCCAAGTGCTCCACCGCCTGACCACAAGGCCGAAGATTGGCAGCGTGCCAACCCTTGGTTTGGGCCAGATACTGAGATGACGGGCTTTGCACTAGCAGTGCATAACAAGCTCATCAACGAGGACGGTGTAGACCCAAAGAGTGACGAATACTACCAGCGTTTAAACGGTAGGTTGCGCCAAGTGTTCCCAGATAAGTTTGAGTCTGCGGAACCCGGTGATGCGAATCGCCGCCCAAAGTCAAATGTAGTTGCTTCGGCAAGTCGCAGTACTGCTCCCAAAAAGATCACACTGACGGCCTCTGAGGTCAACATCGCCAAGCGGCTTGGAATTCCTTTGGAACTCTATGCTCGTAAGGTTCTGGAAATTAGGAGAAGTACAAATGGATGAGCAGAAACGTGAAAAGCGTGCCCTTGAAAGTCGTGAAGCAGATATGCGTCCCAAGCGTTGGATGCCGCCTACTCTGTTGCCTGATCCCGAACCAGAAGATGGCTATGCCTTCCGCTGGATCCGTCTGAGCACCTTAAACAACCCTGATCCCACGAATATTTCTTCAAAGCTCCGTGAGGGATGGGAACCTGTAAAGGCCGTCTCCCAGCCAAAACTCCGCTTGGTCAGCAACCCTAACGGGCGCTTTCCTGACGGTATTGAGGTCGGTGGATTGTTGCTTTGCAAAACCCCGGTTGAGTTTACGGTTCAGCGTGATGAGTATTACCAGCAAGTGGCTGATACTCAGATGCAATCCGTGGACAACAACTACATGCGTGATAGCGATCCTCGGATGCCCATGTTCAAAGAACGTAGCTCCAAGGTCACTATCGGTAAGAGTATTTAAACTTTTTTGGAGTCCAACATGGCTTACCCCACTGTCTCGGCCCCGTATGGTCTAAAGCCTGTCAATTCAATTGACGGCAAGCCTTACGCTGGTGCTTTCCGACAGATTCCCGTTGCCGCTTCTTTTGCAACCGCCATCTTCTTTGGAGATACGGTTCAAATTGACAGCACCGGCTATCTGGTTCTCTCAACCACCACCAACTCTGGTGCAATTGTCGGCGTGTGTGTCGGCGGTTCATATGTGAACTCCAGCGGTCAAACCGTTGAAGGTCAGTATTTGCCTGCTTCCATCAGCACCTCGACCAACCCCGCTTATGCGTATGTGGTTGATGACCAGCAAGCACTTTTCAAAGTGGCTGTTGTGTCTTCTGGCACTACCATGAGTTCCGCAGGTCGTACCGTTGTCGGCACTAACTTGGCCCTGGTTCTCAACGCTGGCAGTACCACCACTGGTAACTCTGCTTTCGCTGTGACCTTGACCGGTGCAGGCACTACCGCCACCATTCCAATCCGTGTGATCGATGTTGTGCCTGAAACTGCTACCGCAGCTGACACTTACACCGAACTGTTGGTGAAAATCAACACTCACCAATATAACAACACCACTGGTGTTTAAGGAGTAAGAAATGGCTATTTCCCGTGCCCAGCTACTCAAAGAGTTGCTCCCTGGTCTGAATGCATTGTTTGGTCTTGAGTACGCCCGTTATGGTGAGGAACATAAAGAAATTTATGAAACCGAAACCTCTGAGCGTTCTTTTGAAGAAGAAACCAAACTTTCTGGCTTCTCTGCCGCACCGGTCAAGAACGAAGGTTCTGCGATCCAGTACGACAACGCACAGGAAGCATGGACTGCTCGTTACAACCACGAAACCATCGCTATGGGCTTCTCCATCACGGAAGAAGCAGTGGAAGACAACTTGTATGACTCGTTGTCCAGCCGCTACACCAAATCGTTGGCCCGTGCAATGGCATACACCAAGCAGGTCAAAGCCGCCTTTGTGTTGAACAATGCGTTCAGCACCACGGTGACTTACGGTGACGGCGTTTCCTTGTGTAACACCGCCCACCCCTTGATCTCTGGTGGAACCAACAGCAACCGCCCCACCACCGCCGCTGACTTGAATGAGACTTCGTTGGAAAACGCAGTTATTCAAATTGCCGGTTGGACGGATGAGCGTGGCCTGTTGATCGCCGCCAAGCCCAAGAAATTGGTTGTTCCCCCGAACTTGATGTTCGTTGCAACCCGCCTCCTGGAGACGGAATTGCGTGTCGGTACTACCGATAACGACATCAACGCTCTGAAGAACAATGGTTCGAT